CACCTGCGGCGTGTTAGAACGTTCCACGTAGAACTGTGCAGGTCTTGCCTGCGTCAGCTTGTCCGGCAGGTCCAAGTACTCCTCCCGGCTGATCCGATCAATCGACACATCCTGCTGCTGCCCGGTTGTGGTCTGGCGGATCACCGCCGACAACACGTTGACCGTGTCCAGAGGTAGGTTCAACACCCGGCTGCCCTGCGTCAGAGCAATCGTTGATTCCTCAATGGTCCACAGGTTCAGGCCACGGTTCGCCCAGTCCAAAAACAACAGGTTTAATGAGCGACGCGCAGACGATAGCTGGTAACCAGCCGTCATCCGCATGCCGCAACGCTCGAACGCCTCTTCAATAAGGTCGTCGATCTGTAGGTTAAAGTCTGTTGTTCCGGAGGTAGCCATTAATCACACGCCATCCCGCCTTTGCGCATTTTCATCGCGCGGCCCATAGCGTCTTTGCCTTTCTTCTTCATGGCACGGCCTTTTTTGTCAGCCAGACCACCTTTTGCCATCATGACCGGGCCAGTTTTCTTGCTGGTCTCAGAGATCATCTTGTTTTTTGGACCCTGCTCAACGGCTCCGCCGCCTCTTGTTGCTGCACCCATTCCACGTCCGGCCATGTTACTTACCTCGATTTCGATACGATTTTACTTTTGCAGCTACCTTCTTGGGTTGCTTGCTAAACTGCACACCCTTTGCTGTATCTGCACGTTTTTTTCTTGATGTTGCTGCGTACTCGGCACTGCTCAAGGCACCAATCGCCTTCTCAGGCAAGTAACGCTCACCTGTCGCCTTGGGACCCTGCGTCGAGGGCTTGCCAGACTTGGTGCGCCACTTCTGATCGCCCCACGCCTTCAAGGATTTTTGGGGTTTCTTAAGTGCCATCAGTCTTTATAGCCCCCGCCCGCAGCCTTGTACTTCAGCGCCAACATTTGCGCCTTACGCCCAGACCACTGCCCCGGGCTGCCGCCCTTTCCGCCGGCCTTGATCTCTTCAAACAGCCGCTTGCGAAGCGTTGGCTTCGTGTAGTTTCCAGCTTTGTTCACCGTTGATTTTGCCATCAGCATTTCCACCGTTTTCGAGCCTGCCTAAGCCGGCTGTTGGGATCTTTTGCGGCCTCTGGGAAGTCACGCATCTGCCCTGCAGATCTCGCGCAGTAGGACTTTCGTCTTTCCGCGCGCTTGCCGGTGGGCTTGTCTTCCGTTACCGCTGTCTTGAGCTTGCTACCCGGATTGGCCTTGCGGTACGCCGCAACACCCTTCTCCGTCATTCCCGCCCCTTTTTTAGTAGGGCGGAAGTTGCCGGATTTCACGGAGGTTTTAATCCCCATGCCCTTGGTAGCCATTAGGCAGCCGCTCCGCCTTCAAATAACAGCGTTACACTCAACACTTCTGCGCTTGCAACGTCAATGAATATGCCTGTTTCAAACAGGATGCCCATATCCGGAATGATCACATCCTGACCGCCCGCCGCTGCCGGCGTGAAGATCGTGAGCTTTGCTGTGCCTGCGGTACTCGTGCCGTCTTTAAGCGCAAAGGAAGCTGCCGTGCCAGAATTGGTGAAGTAAACCCCCACCAATCTGCACCGCCCAACGACTGCAGAGGCATCTGCAGTCTTGGTGACCGATTGAATATTACTGAAGCTCATGCGATTTACTCCTTAATGAGACCCTGCAGGATCATCGCTTTTCGCGCAGCTGAGCCCACAGCAGGCAGCTCAACAGGCGCAGGTGTTTGTTCCTTGGTGGTCTTTTTGGCCGGTTTTTTAGCCTTTTCGACGTCACTCATGGCTTACTCCTTAGCGAGTTTGCGCACCGATGATGTAGTCCAACGTGGTTGCGCGGGTGCCGCTGGCTGAACCAGACAAGCTCATCGCTGCCAACGCTAAGTTTTCGTCATCAGGAATGTTGGTGGTGTGCTGCGCAACTTTTCGCCCGTTAACAAAAAACGTCACGCTGCCAGTGCTGGCGACGTTAAAAGACAGCACAGCGTAGGTGTCATCAGCCAAGTCAACACCAGAGTCGGTACTGGTCTCCGTGCCGTTCTTCTCGGTTTTGCACAGGATTGATGCGTTACCGTCGTCCACTTGAAACACAATGCGGTCAGTTGCAGTCAACATTGCTTCTGGGTTAGTTGCAAAGTTCAACGTCAAACCAGCGCAAATGTCAGTCTGGTCAGCGTCGTTGCACTTCAGGCGCGTTGAAAAGTAGATGTTTTTGTCTGCAGCAACTGCGAAAATTTCGTTGCCCTGAATAGAAGCACCATCGTTGTCAGTTGTGGCAGCAGAGGTCAGTGCTACTTCACCGCCGACCGTGTCAGCGACGATAGCAACGGTAGCACTGGAGTCCTTGACCACAGTCCAGCTGTTTGTTGTGTCTATCGCAACACCGACAAAGTCATCAAGCAGTGAAAATACTGACAGATCGATGCCAATGGGCATGTCAGTCATACCAGCGAAGAGCGCGCTTGTGTTTGCACCAGAATAGAGTAACGGACCGGAGTAATGAGTAGCCGACATAATGAAATCCTCACATGCGAGTGTTGCGCTTCAGTCTGCATGTCGTCCGCCCGGTCGGTCTGCAGCGCGTAAAATGTTCCGGGGTTACGTGCTTTTTACGCTTTTTGGGGGGAGGTGTCAATCGTGAAATAAAAAGGGCCCCGAAGGGCCCTAGTGGGTCTCTAGTCAACTGACCCGTACTAGAAGTTACGGAGTACCGGGTGAACCGAATATTCCGCGAGGATCAGAGAAGCCGAAGCTGTACCGCTCTCTTGCTTTGTAGCGAACGTTGCCAGTATCGAAGTCGCCTTCAAAGCCGGTTTTGATCGCAGCACGGTTGAACATCTTCATGCCGTTAGGCGCATCGGTCTTGATGAAGAACGCATCTGGATCGACGAGGAAGTGGTTAACAGTGTAGCCCTGCGGAACCATGCCCATGTTGCGGATCGCGTTAATGTCGTTATCCGCTGTGCCTACGCGCAGGGTTGACTTCATGATACGGTCAGCAGTGAACTGCAGTTCTTTCGGGATGATCAGCTTCAGACCCTGAATCGCAATCTTCAGACCGCGCTCATCAGTGAAGGCAGCGATGTCGATCAGCGCCTGCTCCAGTGAGGTTTCAGAGAGGTCTGCAGATACAGACAGCTCGTTACGCAGATTTGGACCACTCAGCGTGGGGTGATCTGTTGAGCAAAGCGCAACGCCGTCGCCACCGATTGAGGTGGTGAATGCACCGTTCAGAATAGCAGCTGCTTTGATCTGCTTGGTCTGCGCCATTGAGCGAGCCAGTGCCTTGGTGTAACGCACAGACAGACGGTCGTAGAGGTTGTCTTCTACGGCTTCTTCAGTCAGGCTGAACGCCAGAGCAATGGTTTCGTGGGTGTAGCGAGCGGTGTAGACTTCTTGCGCGTTGTCGTACTCGACACCTGCGCCTTCAGACTTCACGGGTGCTTCGCCAAAACCGGAGAGCATAACTTCTTCTTCAAATGCGCGGTCAGAAGATTCGATTGAATAAATCTCCGTGTGTTCATTTTCGTAGTTGTCGTACTCCATACCGAACAGAGCGTTAAGACCCGGCTCAAGTTCGGCGACTAATTGGGAACGAGAAATAGCCATGAGTTAGCTCCTATTATGGCGCAGTATTAGCAACGCCAGCGCTGCCATACATGTGTGCGTTAATTTTAACCACAACATCAACGTGATTTGTAGCACGTTCGTTGCTGGGACTGTTATAGAAGCCCACAACCTTCAACACCAGCGTTGAAGTGTTGGCGATGGTAGATGAGTCTAGCTCAGTGCCAGACAGACCTGTGGTGCTGCTGCCTGCAGTGTAGGCGATGTTAGCGTTCAAGCCGATATCTGCCTGCACAACGTCTTCATCCGCCTGAATCAGGAACAACTGACTGGGATCGTCTACCACTTCTGCGCTGATAACGCCGGTAGTGATGTTAACCGAACCCGGGTAGTAGTTCTTCCAAGTGGGCTTGCCGCTTGTAGGATCAATGTAGTTACAGCCGTTGAATACGCCCAACGCTACAGTGTGCAGCGTGGAATCGTACTTTACGACATAACCGCTAGAGAGTGTGACCAAATCCCCTTGATAAATTGCGCCAGACTGGTTGTCGTTGATCTCATAAGCGAACTGCTTCTGAGCTCCAGTGGCGGACAAGTTACCAAGCGGGCGCAGGCCAAATGCTTTGTCTACGTTTGCCATAGTGAAAGTTCCTTTAAATATAGGTTATTCGGAGGATCGAGACCCGCCGACGCTTACTTTTGACTGCCGCTCTGGCGCCGAGATACGCATGCTTGAATGCGCGTTGCTCTTCAACAGGTCGTTGTCTGCAGCCTTGATTTGATCGTGTGTACGGCTTTTATAAAACGCCCGTCGCTCGTCTGCTGTTTCCTCGGGAATTCGTGCCAGAACCACATCGCCTACAGAGATCACGCCCGCGTGTCGTCCGTCATCCAAGCCCTGCCCCGAAAATTCAGGGTATTCGTCGGCGCGCACTAACTCGTAGCCTTCTCTCATTTTTGAGGAGATATTCATTCTGTCATCCACTCCACCGGCTTCTCGTCTAATCCAGCGGTGCTTGTAACCGTCTGGGGCGGGAGGAGCATCGAGTCGTGATGGAGGTGCCCAAGGCTTGCGACGCGCAGTGGTTTCTCGAGACTCAGTGCCCCGGGTGCTGCGATTTAACTTTGGTACAACGATGTCGTTTTCGCTCATGGTATTTACCTTTTCACGTATTGTGCGTATTTTTCAAGCGGTACGCCTAGTTTCTTTGCCATTGCAACTTCACTAGGTTTAAGCCGGATACTACGGCGTGCTGAATTATTTAGTCCCGAAGATCGGGTCGCAGAGGCAACGGTTTGCACGGGTCGGCTGCTTCTGGTTTGTTGGGGCGCAGACTCAGAAAACTTCTT